TGGGAATACTATATAAGTGTAATTGTTCTGGCTATTGGAGTTCGAGTCGGTTCGAGCATTAGTCCACGTAGACCCAGAGTTGAGATCGCTGTCCATCTCTGTGAGACCGCTGTCATACAGGTTCTGAGCAGCTTGAACACCCGTGATGCTATTGGTTGTTGCCGTGCCGAGGCGGGCCAAATACCTCCAAGTGACAGACTTAGAATTGTCAATAGTATAGTTAGTTCCAGAACCGTTGTCGGTAGCCTTGACCACATACTGTTTGGAGCCAACAGTGCCAGGGTCCAAGGTGTTAGCGGTGTATGTAGCTGGAGAACCTGTTTCAGAAACTCCAGAAACAACTGTGCTTCCGTCAATCTGGAACAAAACAGAGTTGTCCGAAGTTTGACTTGTGTTTGCAATACTGAAACTAAACCCGTCTGACTTCACCCCTCGACCAACCTCAAGAGTCTCAAAGCTGCTCTTGTTTGCAGTTGCTGGGTAGCTACCATCGGTATTCTGATAAGCTGCTTTAACAGCGTTCAAGGTTATCGTAGTAATGTTGTACTTCTCAAGCATGTCTCTCAAGATGGCCTCAACTGAGGTACCAGCAGAGATAGGAGACGTCATGTGCGAGAATGCATTGTTGTTGTTGGAGATCGTAATACCAGAAGTCAAGACAGAATCTACATCACCGAAAGACAAAGCGCCGTTTCCGTTAGTAACCAATGCCTGACCGTTGGTTCCATCAGAGATAGGCAGGGTATATGGAGATATCTGACCAGTAGCCCCGCCAAGAAAGAAGGTTCCGCTAGCAAGGTTGGGGATGTCATTTGTTCTGTCAATAGCAGACACCTTCATCTTCTGGATGTTGCTCCCGTTGGTTTGAAGAACAATACCTATGTTCTGCAATAGATCGGAAGCCCCAGTAGGCTTTATTGTGGTCAGGGTGCCAGTATTGCTAACAAACACAGTGTCTCCTACGCTAACTCCAGTCAGCCCACTCACTGTTTTGTTGAACAGACCAGCTGTGATGATTTCGGCTGAAGAGCCATTTGTAGTTTCTTCAAGTAATACTCCGATAGCTGGCATCTTAGAAGAGTCGTCAGCATCAGCTCTTCCTATCAGTATACTGTTGCCTTGAATACCTTTTGCATAAACTGGTGTCCCAGCAGGAAGAGTACTACCCTCATCGTTTTGAACTTGAAGGTATACAGATTCAACATAGCCCCAATCTGTGTCGTAATCAGTTTCGCTCTGCTTAAAGATGACCTGTTTCTCAACACCGCCTGTGGGTAAGCCCTGACCAGCCGCACCCGCAGGTCCAGTCTCCCCCTGTGGTCCTTGCGGACCTGTAGCGCCAGCGGGCCCCGCACCAATAGCTCCAGCAATAGAAACGTTGTTGGCAGCAGCAGTCGTAAGGGAAACCACCTTGGTCTCCTCGGAGGCAACGACAGAGATATTTATTACTCCTCCGTTAGAGCTTGATACAGCAATCTTTGATGGTTGGGATACGCTTACTGGCATGGCACATCTTTAAGAGACTGTTTCAGAAATATCTTCGTTTACCTTGAGTGTACCATAAATTAAAGTGGATACCACGCCTGAAGTTGTTTTTTGCTCGACGTCATACACATACAAGCCAGAAGGCATGGTTTTCATTGTAGTGGCGGCCAAAGTGAGATCAACATACTTTGCGGTAACGTCGTCAGAGTCTGCCGTTACTGTAATAGAAAAATTAACAGCTGGATTTTCTCTGTTAGATACAGGGTCTCCAGTATCGGAATCTCTTACTTCCATCAGAAAAACATCCCCGACAGCAAAATTGGCGGCGCCACTAGAATCTGTTACCGTAAGCCTTAAAGAAAATGTATCTCCTTTTTTACAAATTATGTCCACCCTTTGAGACGTGTCTAAATTTATAGTTGTAGCCATCTTACAATAATATTTCTGGTGATATAGTGCTATTATCCTGAAGCTCCCCTCTTTCCCCTTGTCTTTGAGATATTAGCTTGCTCTGCTCTATTGTTTGTTTTTTAACGCGATCATCTTTTCGATCTTCCTTTAAGGTTTCGAGTTTTTCCTTAAATTGTTGATCATCAGACCTAACACCTAAAAGGGCTTGAGCTTTAATTATCTCTATCTCTTTTCTAAACCCGTGTTTTACTTGCTCAAGCTGGGCTTCAAGCTGCGCCTTTAATTGCAATTCTTGAGATTTTAGCTGAGCTTCCATTTGCATTTCCTGCTGTCTGGCCTGAGAAGATGCCTGAGCCGACTGTTGTTGAATCTGAGCTTGTTGCTGTGAATTCTGCATTGCGATTTGCTGCTGCTGAGCAATTCTTTTCTTTCTCCTAACAATTAAAAGTCTTTCAGCTTGGTTAATGTCTTTTAACTGACGAACAGCAACAGCGTCTTCTAAGTCTATTTCTTTTTGAGACAAAGCAATTTGAATGTTTTGCTCTAAGTATTGTCTTTCAGAATCCTCCATCTCTTTCACTACGCGAACACCAAAGTTATACATAGCCAAATCCTTGAATGAGGTTAAAACCTTCATATTTTCTTTTCCTATAGCATTTTGGTAAATGCGATATAGAACAGAATCAGGATGAATAATCTGAATGCATTTTACAATGTCGCTACAGACCTTTTTATACAAAATCATAGAGGAGTTTGTAATGTCATATATAGCATTATTGGCAGCCGCAAGAGCTTGTTGCTGAACGCCAACTAGAGCATCTGACTTTGGTGAAGAGGCATCCATAACCTCGTTAATGCCAGTAGCATCACGAATCATTCTAAGGTAATGGTTGTACAAACCAATAAGCTCATTAATGTTTCTGATACTATTGTTTATCTCTCTAATTGGAGGGTTCTGAAAGCCCCCCTCTGGATTTTTACTTCTGTAATAAAAAACACCAGTTTGTTCATAGATGTCGTGAAGATCCAATGGTTGTAGCTCTCCACCTTTTCCGAGCTGAACATTTTCAAGACCTTCAATATCAATGATTATACCGTCTGGCTTTGCTTTAGCTACAGATTGCTGAATCTTAAGGTGGGTTAACTGGAGTTGATCTGCAAAACCAATACAGCTGTCAACCATGGACTTTGGAATCATGTCTAAAAAGTTTGTAGCACAAACAGAGTAAGACATGTTGGTCCGAGTTATATCATGAACGTTTTTAGGGATGTTTGTTTTCTTTCCGTAATCGAAAATAAATTCGGTACCTAAAATGTAAGAGCCTCCATAAACGCAAGCGTTTTCAAGTTTTTGAACCTCTCTATTAAAAACAGAGTTTTTAGGAGTTTTATAAACTTCTCCTTTGGGATAAAACCCAACATTGCCAAATCTGCTTTCTTTTGATTCAAAGTATTCAGTGTCAACAGATAAAAACTCGAAGTCAAGAATTCCAACTCTATACTCATCGAATCCACGAGTCATAGAATTAGACATTTGATCATAGGCAGACTGATTTAACTTATCGCTATTATATCCGTATCTTTTTTGAGCAGACTGGGCAATTTTTTTATAATCTTCGTCGGTGAATTGATCGCCAGCTAATCTTTTTAACTCGCTAATAGTTAAGTACTTTACGTGACCAGCATACACTATATCTTCAAAGTTTGGGTCTTCAGTATAGCTATGAATAAACGAAGCTGGGTCTATATAGTCTGTTTTTATGCCGTATTCTGGATCATTGCTTCTTTTTACAACGGCCATACCTAATACGGTCAGGTCGTTTACACACCTTCTCAGAATATTGTCATTAAAACTATTCCACTCTAGGGTCAGGCTTGTGGCAATCTGAGCTGCAATTTCAGAATTAGATTTAATGTTGTTGCCTATAAAAATTTCAGCCTCTTCTAAACTTTCTGGTATATTTTCTGTTGGTCCAGCAATTTGAACACCAAGCTTTTCATTAATTCCAGTAAGGGCTTTTTTAGCTTTTACAGCATATTCTATCTTTTTTCTTTCTAAATCTTTCTCACTAGAAGACAGAGGGTCTACAGCTTCTAAGTTAGGATATGGGTTTAAAGAAAGAATTTTATTTACTACGATCCTTACGAATTTAGGAAGGATGGGCACTGGTGTAAAATCCAGGTTAAGCATACTTCCATCACCGTTATTAGGATCCAAAGAAGTAAGAAGCGACCTATATATAGACGTGTCTTGAGTTCCGTTTGCGTACTTCCTGTTTCTTTCAAAGGTGTTTCTCCTGTTTTTATAACTAGAGCCATCTTGATCTATTTTTCCCCATTGAGAATATATAGACTTAGCATATTTAAGCCCATAATCTTTTGACCTTTTTTCCTCTGAAGTACAGAAAGGATCTGGAAAAGTAGATGAATTTTTATCTTTATTGTACATCTGCAATGAGTAGAGTTTTTTAACTCAATGCAAATATAGTAAAACTAGGAGTGCCAAGCTTTTGGCTTAAAAGTCCTAAAAAACTTCTTATCGTTAAAGGTAGATACTGGTTTTTCTTTCTTTGATTTCTGAGCTGCTAAAAGGGCCAGACCAGAACTAATAGTCAAGTCAAACTTAGTTCTTTTATCTATCTTGTAACCTATCCAATCTTCTAGAGTCCTATTAAAAAGCATCTTACCGATTTCGCCGTTTTCTGGGTTAATACCTACGTGATCGTGGATATATGCCTCTATAGCATGGGCGTGAGCCTGGATAACATCCTGAGAGTTAGAAGGGATGCCTTTTGTCCTAACGTTAGTAGAAGAGTTAGGATTCTTTAAGAAGTCTGGACGGTCCATTAAGTAACCGTCGTAACCCCTTGATTCAAAGTATCTTGCGATACCGTACTTGTTGTTCTCTATAAGTATAGGGTAACCATAAAAGAAAGCACACATAAGTACATCCTCATAGAAGATGCTAGCTAGATCTGGGCGTGAAGCATACTCTACCACGAACATATTTCCAGGGACGTCCATGTTGAACTTGTTGTACATGTGTAAAGCTCCTTTAGAGCCCCTTCCGTCCACCGTAGCGTCAAGGTCGTAGGAGTCAACACCTCCAACGCCTATATGAGCATTTGGGGCTATCTTTTTTCCTTTATCGTCCTTTTTTATGTTTCTAAGGTGGTCTGGCGGAAGCCAAGCCACAAAAAACCTTCCATTAGGGTCTGGGGAGAAAACAGCCTCTTCGTCTTTTGTTCGCCAAACAAAATTGCCTCTTACTACTGGATTGGGGTATATATTATCGTTGTGTTCTATCTGCTGATATATCTTTCCGATATTGAATAAACTACCCTCAATGCTGTCCCTGAATGCTTCATCTTCGGTAAACGGAAACTGCCTGATGATCTCATTAAGTTCAGAAGGGTCGTCTTTAAAGGAATGTCGCTCGTTTTTTAAATACTTACGGCTCCCCATATCAATAGCAAGACCGTCAATACCTATTACGTCACCATGTATGTGTACGCTTTCGGAAGGATCGTCGATGACTGGGTTTCCATACCTATCAAAAAACCCCTCTAGAGCTTCATAAGCTGGAATAAATATCCTGTACAGGCCAGACCTGGTTCTTCCGTTGTTGTTGCGTTCGTTTGGATCTGAGTCTTTCCAGAGGTCTCTGTACTCTTCCCCTCCTTTATCCATAGGGTTTACCGTACTCCCTACAAGAGCCTTCCCTACAATTTTTTTACCAACGATAAGACACGTTCTTTCTATCCTCCAGGCTTCTCTGATATCACTAGGTTTCTCCCACTTGCCAGCCTCATCGAGATACAACATATGTAGTTTCTCGCCGTCGTATGCGTTATTCGTGGTGTTCTTCCAGTTTATCCCGCTGTTAAGGGCATCTCCATGCTGCGAGGTCTTGTTGTTTTTCGTGATCCTTTTTGATGGCTCACGAAACGCCAGTTCCATACGCGGGTTTGTCGTACCGTCTTGTATAGGTTTAAAAAAGAATGGGTAGCCTCTAAAGATAGAGACCACCTTCTTCATGAAAATGTTCTCCTGGGCGTCTTTACCAGTTTTCGATTGAATGCCAAGAAGCTTTTCTTTAACTTGACTAGCTTCATCCACAAGTACAGCAGAACATATATTAGTGTAGCCAGAACGACGACACTTAGTATAAAGCTGACCGAAACAACGGGGATCAGCTTCGCAAGCAGCCAGGTGGAGAAAGATCTCTCTTTGGAAAGCGAGGTATGATGGATATCCGACATCAATTTTAGACCATTGTAGAAACATATAGTGTCTCCCTGTAATATACGTAGGTTCCCCATTATTGTAAAACCAAACACCGTCACGCCTACGCTGAAACTCCTGTTCGATGTAAGAATGAAACTTCTTTCGAAACTCGGAAGGCTTTTCGAGCCACTCATCCATACTGCGTATCCGCTGCAACTCCTCTGGCATAGGTATCCTTTGCCACAGCTGCATTGCCTTTGGTAGGTCATGGAAGAGAATCTGCGATCTGGGTGGTTTCTTTGGAAGTACCACGAGTAGCCCATGGAGCTCAATAACTTCTCCCTCTGTATCGTTAGGGTCGATCTTAATCCCCTTAGTCTCATATCCTTTTATGTCGATTAAGGTGGACATCAATAACTTCTTCCAAATTTATCCATCTTCCCAATAGACGGCACACCCGTCTTAGGATTGGATAATTTCATTTGGGTTCCGCACTCACACTCTCCTTCTAAGAAGTAAGTGCTTCCGTCTTTTACTTTCATAGTAAGGGATCGCTCAAAGCGTTCCTTACCGCATTCAGGGCAATATAGGTCTGGCATGTTGTTTAATTTAATTAGTACCCTCGACAGGACTCGAACCTGTGACCCACAGCTTAGAAGGCTGTTGCTCTATCCAGCTGAGCTACGAAGGCGTATATTCTATCTCTTCAAGTTCTTGTGTGTTGTTCTGTTTAAAGTTATAGTCGTCCCAATAAATCAACCCGCTAGGTCTACTTTGAGTACCTTTCTGCAAATCCTCCTGAGTAGTCTTTTGTTTCTTCGATTTCTCCATTGTTCTTAAGATCTTTAACCATTTGTTCTAATCGCTGGCGCTCTACCAGTAACTCTTTACAGTCTATAGCCGTCTGCTTGATAGACTGTAGCTCCGCCTTCCTAGCAGAGCCACCAGCCTCTGGATCGACGGGTTTTTTAATCTCCTCGATCATATTGTTTATAGCTACCTCCATGCTCTCCATAAGTCGTTCGGCAGCGCTTATAGTTGTAAACTTAAGCTTCGACATACAATAGATCGTCTAATCGAGTACGATAAAAAGTCTCTCCGTCTATCTTAAAAGAGTAATCAGAGTCCTTTCGAATACCTACGATGTCGCCTTTTTTAACACCTAGCTTTTTGAGGTGATTGTTTTCAAAAGCAACCTTAGCTTTCTTGACTTGCCTTTCTTTAAGCTCAACAACTTCAATAATGTTCGATTTAATCTCTTTCTTTTGCTCAACATGTTGAAGAATTGACCAGGTAGAGAGAGGGTGGATTTCGCCAGTCTTTTCAGACTTGTAAGCAATAGCTTGAGAACTAATGGCATGCTCAGGATGATAACATACAACATAATGATTATCATCAACAGGAAGAGGTTGACCATCAGCCAAAACGACAAGATGATGGAAGTAAAGGGTGTCCCCGACTTCCACGCCTGTTTCATATTTTGCAGGAACTGCAACAACTTTGCCTTCATTTACTCTGTTTTTAAAGGGTTCAAACTTGGTCTCTATGTAGAGCTTTAGCCCTCCTTTGGTTTCAATTTCGTTGTCATACCTTTTTTCAAGGTAGACAATGAAAGAGTTTAAGCTTTCCATTTTAAAAATTTAAATCAAATTCAATTATGCATGGCATAGAATCTATAGACTTCCAAAGCATCGTAGAGCCCTCTGATTCTATGTAGATTAAATATCTTTTTTTCTGATAACGGAACAAATGCTCTTCGTCCATTACAATTGCGCAAATCTCTCCCTTTCCAGCTCGCATGCCAGAGTAATATGCCATGCCGTTTTTAGGATCTTTGCCGACTACTATTTTCCTGATTAAGCCTTCCATATAAAATTAATTTGTTTAATTTTAACATAATATCAATTTAAAGATATCCCCAAGTCGCCTAAAAAGTCATCAAGATCAATCTCGTCGTCTTCATCTTGATATGCGCTGTCCATTACTTCTTTAAGAGCGTCTAACTCATGTCTGCTCTGTATATTAAAGCTGTACATTGTTTTCATCTCAGCTGACTCGTCGCCGTCTTCAATTGCGTCATGATCAATAACGCCTATGACTATTGACGCCAGAGTTCTGTCTTTCATATCGAACTCATCAATGGTCTCCTCCATCTTCTTGACGAGGGAATACATTTCGGCAAAGAAGAGGGTGTCTTTAGGGTTCATGATGTAAATTTGTTTATCTCAAAGATACAATAATAATATCTATGCCTAAATCTACGGTTAAAAAATCAAGGTTATTCAGAGAGGCATCAAAACTTCCTGAAAAATATATAAACAAAAACTTTTTAAAAAATCTTAGGTCGGCTACAAATGATTTTATTGAAAACAATCCCGATCTGACTAAATCTTATTTAAACCTAATGTTGTTTATATACGATCTTGAATTCTTCACCATAGACTACTTGGCTTCTGAATATGGAATGAATCGAAAGAACTTAGCGGACAGGATGATATACCCACTGGTTATAGCTGGGTATATATACAAACATTTCGATAAGCTTACACCTTCGAATACTCTAGAGGATCATCTGTTCCGTGATGAAACAAAATATAATTACAGAGTTCGTTATGCGCTATCGCAGAAAGGTAGGCTAGCGGTACAGCGTTTTTACAACGCTCTTTAACGCCCTTGCCCACGATAGGCTTTTTTGTAGTTTTTACTAGTCTTAATCTTAGAGGATTTAGTCTTAGCATGGACACCTGGTCTAGACACTTTAGTGTCTTTTGGTGCGTAGTCTACAAGTTTAGCTTTAGCCATTATATTACTTTATAATACACGCCAGAAGAATCTCTGTACGCTCTTTTAATTTGCTTCCTGTTATTCCCAGACTCTTTGTACGATACGTGAACCCAGTCTGGCTCTTCGTCATCGCCGAACTCCCATATCATCTGATCCCATTCAAGGTTTTTCTTGATATAGTTGAATATCTCTGAGTTCTTCAAACCTCCATATATATCTGCGTCCAGGTCGAGAGCCTCACCAATCATATGCTGTGAGTACTTGCTCCCCCCGATAGCCTTATTTAAGGCTTTGCACCTATATCCAGAGCTTACTCCTATAGGGATGCCAAAGTGATCGCGTAGCGGCTGAAAGACGTTATCGGCTACGGCTCGCAAGTTATTAATTTCCCATTGCTCTGGGGTGTTGTCTATCCCAAGGCGAGTTGCTGTATTAGACTTAATAACTTCTTTGAGCGATAAATTCTTGCTGAGATTCATTGTTCATGCATGTTGTGCCTGGAAAATCTGGACCTTTCATCTTGCTCTTGTGGTAGCGACGATGCTTAGCTGGCGTAGTATGAGGTGAACAGCTAGCCAGGGTTACGACTGAAATAAGGAGTAGAATAAATTTTTTCATAAGGCCAATATATCAAATCCCTGAAGATTTAAAAGCAGATTCAATAATATTTTTTTGTTCTGGGGTGAACTCATTTTGCATAAACAGCATCAAGTTCCTCATGTTTTGATTGCTAACACCTTCTTCCTCAGCTCTTTGCAGTCCTATAAGTATTTCGTCAAAGCTACTATCTTTTAGTCCAAGACTTTTAATCATTGGTGCAGCACCCCTAAGGTGAGCTTCTAGTTCATGGGGCTGTCTTATGTACTTACCAGCTTCTGTAAATGAAGCTAATTGGTCTTCGGTTATAGACTTATTAAGAGCTCTAGAAGCTTTTCTAATCTCTGGGTCTTGAACACGTAGCCGACCAAGCATATTGTGCTGGGCGGCGTGGACTTTTTCATGTTCAATAACGTCTTCTCCAGCGCCAGGATATTTTATTATCCTCTTTTCGTTCATGAGGTAAGATCCAGCTGGCAACTTGTTATCTACATCTTGCCTCATCTGAGACAGAGCCATAAGCATATCTTGTGTCTTAGCGTCTGTAATAGGTGTTCTACCTACCCTTCTGTCATATCTCCTTCCCGCCCTTGCCTGTTTTCTTTCTAGAGATGTTTTTTTTGGTGTCATTTCTTAAGTTATTTTTTTCTGCCACCCACGAAGGATCTATTCTTTTTAATCTAGGATTGAAGTAGTTCTTACTACCCATTAATTGTAAGCGTCCTTCTGGCCTTTGCAACTAGCTGGTATCTTACCAGTTCTATCTGGCTGACAATCCTCTGATCCTTTACCTCTAGATATTTTAGCTAAACGAGGGCTAAAAGCTTCTCCAGCTTTACCGTATATATCCATAAAGTATCTGAGTACCGCTGGATCTTCCAACATCTTAGCTACAGCAATCTGTCCCCTCTCTTTCGTTTCAGCTCTACCGCCTGTAATCTCAGCCACATCTTCTTTAGTGATACGTCTACCTTCTCCTAAGTACTCTCCTTCTATATCTGACGGTGGTTGATACCTTACAGCACCGCTCTCCGTCCTGTACGCTCTACCAGGCGCAGTATATTCTGGCCGATCAGAGAACATAGCATTCATGCGTTCTTGATCACTAGGTGAGCGCATAGAAGACAAAAGATACATCAACCCCTCAGCGCCGACGCCTTGGCTTTGGAGAGCGCCAACAAGCCTCTGTTCTGCCGTGCCTAAAGCACCTTCATTAGATCGGTATTTTGTATACTTAGGTGAAGCCATGTTTTTTATTTTACTGGCCTCATTCCACCATTTTGTGATTGACCCATCCCTTTTCTTTGGGTCAGCATCTCTAAAAGATCTTCCATTTTAGAAGCTCCCTGACCTCCTTGGGCTTGGCTTGCAAACTCTCTGCCCTCATTTCTCATCATTTCGCTTTCCATCTCTCCAGCATCAAGAGCGTAAGTTCCGTCTCCAAGCGGGTATATTCTGTAGTCCATATCCTCTATGCGACCTTCCTGGTCTGGATTACCGTAACTTTCCCAGTCGCCGAAAACTGTAGCTGTTTTACCGTTAGGTAGTTCCATTTCTACAAACTGGTCACCACCTTCGGTTTGCTGTATAGGCGTCAGGGCGTACTGCCCAGAAACCTTCATAGATTGTTTAGGTTCTCCACCTTTCGTAATTGATCTCATAGCACAAATATAGTAATTAATTATAGTACCAGGTTGGAGTAAAATAACTGTAGTCAGGGCCAGTAGGTTGAGTCAATAAATCTGATCCAGGCTCTACCTCGTAAGTCTGAGGTTGATTAAATTGCTCATTCATTTCTTTTATGGCTCCGTAGACGTCGTTTACTTGATTTGATATTTCCAATCCTTTATTTACTTTCTGACCAAGGCTCAGCGCTTTTGACGATGCGCTTCCAACATTTGCAATAGTGTTAGCAGCAGCAGTACCAGCGGTGGTGGCAGCAGCAGTACCAGCAGTTGTGGCGGCGGCAGTAGTACTGGCCGCTACCCCTCCTGCACCAGGAGCTGCACTTAAACCAGCCAGCAATCCGCTAGTAGTAGTAGCACCACTCACACCTGCTGTCGTACCAGCGGCAACAGTACCCGCAGCTGTCGTACCAGCGGTAGTACCAGCAGCAGCAGCGCCACCGCCAAGCCCGCCAGCTAACATACCAGGAGCTAAAACAGCAGCACCACCAACAGCAGTTCCTAAAAGAGCAGCACTTATCATTGCTTTGTTAAAGTTATCAGATCTACGCTCTTGTACGGTATTAGCCGCGCGAGCATCGTCCGCCTTTAAAGCCTTATACCCCTCGTACCCATCTCTAACTTGATCTCCACGCCTGCCTGCTTTACGCATGGCTCGCATGTTGGTCTTTTTTTGCTTAAGCGCTTCTCTTTCTTCTTGTCTAGTCATAATTGTCTATTTATT